GTATTGAACCATTAGCCACAGTGTTTGGTATGGCTGTTGATGCTTCGTCTATTCTTAAGGAATATCAAGAGAATAAGAACCCAGATAAAAATGCAAACGACTTCTTGTTAGCTTACGCTGCTGCTGTTAAGAACAACATTTTTGAGAAGAGTTTTATGGAAGGGTTTAGCAAAGCATTGTTTGCTATATTTGACCCAGAGAGATTTGGTGGTGGCTTCTTTGCTCAGTATGCTAATGCTCTTGTACCAGCCATTGCAGCCACAACAGCTAAGGTGTTAGACCCAACAGAGCGTGAAGCTATGACGTTCATGGAGAAGGCACAGAGCCGTATCCCCGGTATGCGTGAAGAGCTGCCTGTTAAATACACCAAGACAGGTGAGCCAGAGCAGGCCAGCTTGTCTAATGCTTTGATTGGTATTAAGGTGACAACACCTACAGCTATTGAGAAGAAGCTTGAAGAAATTGGTGTAGAGATTAATGGAGCCAACAAGAAGATTGGTGGTGTTGAACTAGACAGTACACAATATTCTAGATATAAACAACTGTCAGGTGGCATCCTAGCTAACAGCTTAAGTCAGGTGTTTAACAATCCACAGTTTGAGAAGATGGATAAATATCAGAAGGAAGTTACAGTGCAGAAGATTGTCAGTATGTCACGCAGTGCAGCTACTAAGCAGCTCACTATGGAACTATACAAAGACAACCCAGACTTTGCAAGGAAATGGTACAACGCCTACCTTGAGAAGTATGGAGCACAAGAAGCTATAGGCTATCAGCAGAAATAAAAAAGGGGACTTTAATAGTCCCCTTTCTTTTTACTCTAAATCGTAGAAGTCTCCGATGTAGGCAACTAGGAATGGCAGCTTGATAAGCACACCAGCGAAAGCAACAAAGTCTTCATCACCTTCTTTCTCTCCTTGAACAATGTGACAGATGTCTTCATTGTATTCAATATCAAAACCAATTCCCTGTCGTAGTTTAATTACTATCATTACCAGTGCCTCCAAGTGTTAGCTATTATGTGTACGCAGGTGATCATCTCGACCACCCGCATAAGCACGTTGACGTTAAATTTCACACACACCCGCTGTACAAGCCAGCATCTGAGTTCCTTCAACATTATCATCCACCTCAATCAAACTGTCCCAATCAATAGTGGCTGGTGTTGTAGCTAACAGAGCTTCATATTGTTCCTTAGTGCAGTCTTCATAGGGAGCTTGACGATAGCTGCCACCATCATAAGGCAAGAAGGATACACCAGACATCTCGTCAAAGTATTTCCATACGAAAGCACCAACTTCAGGCCACTCATGTTCAGAGACAGAGATGGTTACAGAAGGCTTATGCTCACACCAGTGACGCTGATAGGCCAGCCATAGCTTCAAATGCTGCAAGGCTGTCAGGTCTTTACGAAGCATAGCACCAGCAGGCGCTCTCTTAGGGAACGTGAACACAACAGTTTGATCAGGCTTCATAACACATGGCTCAGCTGTTACCCCTGAATCAATCAGATGTTGTGTTAATGGGTCTTTCTTGTCTCCTCGTACTCTTCGATAATAATACTCAGCATGACGGGCATGAATACCACTAGCACTATCAGTGAGCTGACTAACAGTCCCGCTAGGCTTAACACAAGTAATGGCAGCACTAGCAGGAATGCCGAGGTGCTCAGCAACAATAGCATTAGTCGCAACACAAACATTCTTAAGTTCATTTAACAAGTGCTCCAAGCGTGAGTCATCAGGATTGTTCAACAACGGATTGTCGAGAATGCCTGTCATTGATACGCCAAGCAAACGCTCTTCTTCTGTGTTCTTCTGCCATACCTTACGTAGATAGGGGAAGTGAGTTAGTGTACTCTGGAATGTACCCAGAATGGTAGCCAATCGTGCCTTACGTTTCAGGCTATCAGCTGTGTCATCAGCACGTACAATGATTTCGGAAAGATTACAGAATTGATATGGTCGAAGAATGATTTCAGAACAGGGATTAGTCCCGAAATCAAAGTCACTATTGCGTCTTCCATTTTGTTTCACCACCTTCTTAGCTGCTTCACGATTGAAGATACCACGCTCACCACTCTTGCTTTCATACAAAGCATTCCATTCCTGCATGAAGATGCCAACATCAGGACGCTCTGTATAGCAGGCACTGTTGTTAGCCAAGGCACGTTGACCATTCTTCTCCCACCATGCACCACTCTTAGCATGACGCATACGATCATCAGACAGGTTGGACAAGCTAATCATAGCACTGCGGCGTACACCACCTACGACTACCACCTCACCAATCTTACACATAATGTCATGGCACTCAAGGCTATTGAGCTTGCGTCCCTTAGCACCCTTGAAGATGTTACAAACAAATTGGAACAATTCAACCAATGGCTCTGGCCCTGAAGCACGACCACCGAAGGTCTTCAGACGAGCACCTTTAGGGCGCACCTTTGATACGTCCCATTTTGGGACTTCGCCTGCATACAACAAGGCAATCACCTGACGCAGAGCCTTAGCCCATCCCTCTTTGCTGTCTGACACTACAACAACTGTGTTGCTTTCAAACAACTCTTCTGGAATGTCAGGCAACTTCTGAATGCTCTGACGTTCAACAGAGAAGCCAACACCAGTACCACACAAGAGGATGTACATGGCCTCGTCAAAGGCTTTGGCATCATCAATGGGCAGGTAGCTACAGTTGTAACCAGCTGTGTTGTCACGCTCCAAAGCTTTGCCTGCTGTCATCAAGCTACGCATAGAGGGCATCACCTCCATGTTAACCACAGCACTCTCCAGTTCCTTACGCATTGTGTCACTAAGCGTGTAGTCTTGGTTCTTCTTCAGCTGTGCTGTCATGAAGTCGAAGTAACGTGCTACTGTCTCTTCCCATCCTTCACGGCGTTGCTCACTATCCATGTAACGTGCATATCGACTCTTGGCAATGTATTGCTCATAACTTCCCATGTATTTCATTCTAGTTCCTTTTCTATTCTATCTGCTCTGTCTTCTAGTACATCCATAAATCTGTTGACCAGCTCTTCGCTGTCAATGTCTAACAGTTCTAATATTGTAACACAATCTTCACGTTTTAGCAAGTCGGCAATATCATGAATGGTTAGGCTCATAGCGTTCCTTCAAGTAGCTGAGGCTAACAGGAAGCTCATCAAACGCCCCATCCTCCACCTCATTAAACATCCAGATACCTGACCAGCTGCCATTGGTTTGAGGGGTTAGATAGCCTTCGTCATGGGTGTAGCAGATGCCACCAAACAGCCCTGTCATACGCTTACCATCAGCCCTACGTGCATAGGCAATGCCTCTGTCCTGTACGTGTCCCATCACACAGCTCATGTGTTTCTTAGACAGCATGAGAGCAGGGCTAGACACTGGCCTACCCATTACACCACTAGTAAAGTAATGACAATAGGCAACACCATCAATAACAACTGGCTGCAAGAAAGGAAAACATTCAAAGCCATATTCATCCAGCTTGAAGTCATGGTAGCCAATGAGTCCATCCAACTTCCTATCTGATTCGATAGCCCTTTGTATACGTTCTTCATGGTTGCCAAGCAAGAACACCATACGTGGATTCCATTGCTTCTCCTTGTTACGTTTAAGACGGGCCTGCTCCTCTTTAATGGGGGCTAGAAGGGCCTGCATACCAGCATGACCAGCCTCTATGTCAGCATGGTAGGTGCGCCCCTCAAAGCTCTTCTTACCCACATCATAGATGGACAGGCTAGGCATATCCCAATGATCACCAAGGTGGATGATTACATCAGGCTTCTTGTCTGCTGCATACTTACCCACCCATGTCAGATGATTGAAGCTATTGCCGGGCTTACATTGCGTGTCGGGAATAACTAAGTGTCTCATTTCTTCATCTCAACTTTCTCCATCACTTTCTTCAAAGCAATGAGTTCATCAATCATAAGGCTAATCTTCTGTAGCTTAACAAGCTTTTCTTTCTTAGACCCCATGCTAAGGTCAAGAGAAACCATGCGATTGCAATCACCAAACTTAACACAAGCTTCTTTCCAAGCACTACCAAGACCGTCATCATATGAACATTCCATGAAGCCAGTGCCTTGTTTGTTGAGCCACTTGCGTGAGTAATATTTATACATTTCTGTCCCCATCAAACTTGCCATCGAAATACGTCTCGTAGTCATACACATCACCACCCAATAAGTTAGTCATTCTATCAACAACACCAACATAACCAGCACCTTCTAAGAAGTGCAAGAAATAAGGCAGCATCTTATCCCATGATATATCATCAGACAGATGAACTGTCACCTCTGTATCTTGAACTGGATTAAAACCATCACTCATCTCTGACATACGCAATGTCAATATTTTCTTTCCCATGTTCTTTCCTTTGTTTGGTCTGCCCTAGTGGAATCGAACCACTAACCTACAGCTTAGAAGGCTGTTGCTCTATCCAGTTGAGCTAAGGGCAGGAGGTTACTCGCTAGTTACCAGTGATGGAAACTGTTCAATCATTATACCACGAACCTGCTCTGCAACTTCACGATGTTCCTTCTGTGTTGCTCTGTCACAACGAATGTCAACATAGTGCATCCAGCTACGCAGGGTTCCATTCATGTACATGCGGCTCTCTGTCATTCCTTCTGGTAGCAGCTTACGTGCTGTCTCTTTAGCAATGCCTTTAGCTAATGCACTCTCGTACATAAACTGAGCCTCTTGTAACACACGCCTTTGTGCTCCCTCCCACCAGTAGGCAAGGTAACGGTCTTCTGTTTCCAAGCTGTTCTGTCTGTTCTTCACATCCTGTAAACGTGCTTCACTCATTGTGAAGTGTTCAGCCACAGCATAGCGTTGACTAAACTCTTGGAAGCTGAAGCTACGATGACGTAATATTTGACGAGCAATGTCACGTGTTGTTGTTATTTCAACACACATGTTCACCATCTCAAATGGAGACCAATGCTTGTTATCAATAAGGTACTTGAGTAGTTTCGGCGCAGATGCAGGGTTGTTCTGGTTTGCCGGATTTGACACACGGGCCATACGAGCAACTAACGCTTCCGCTTCTGGTGTCACCCACACCAGACTCACTTGGGTCATATTGTTTTCCTTCTTCAATTCCACGTTTCAACATCTCAATAAGAGCAAAGCGAACAAGATGTTCTTTCTCTTCACAAGATAGTTCCATTTGATAGTCTGCACTACCATCTTCATTCTCTTTGATTAAGCTTAACTTCATGTTATAAAACTCCTGACAACTTCTGGTAGATAGCCACCAACAAGCTGGAACCTAGAAGCTTTCTTAACACGTGCTCTGATAAGTTCTTCTGCATTCTTCTGGCGGTCAAACTCCCAAACATCAGCCTCAACAATGAGCTTGTAACACTCCTCATCATCCTTAGCTACCACTGCTTGCATACCACCATACTCACTAGATGGGAATGGAACCCAGTAGTTAACGAGGTAGAGGGTGTAGCCTTCACTTGGCTCTGGTTGTACGCTTTCTGGCTGCTCTTGGTTCTTGCTGCCCTTTGGTCTTCCCATATTCTTTCCTTTCGTCTTTCTCTTCTTGTGTCTTGATTGAATGACATGGCTTACACAACACCTGTAAGTTTTCTTTCTCACAGAACATGTTGTTAATATATT